GGGTCTTTGGATAATATCGGCGGGTCCGTGGATATGATCCTGGATACTTTAATGAAGCCGGAGAACAAATCATGAGCCTGAACGATACCATATCCCAGCACCTGCGGATAACCCTGCTTCGGCTGCTGGAAGAGACGGCCAGCTATTCGCTGAATGAATCCATCCTGGCGGACGGGACCGAGCCATACGGGTTTACACCTGGCCGGGACCGGGTGCGCACGGAGCTGGCATGGCTGGCAGACCAGGGGCTGGTGGAACTGGATGACGACCCGGGCATCATGGTTGCCACGCTGACCACACGGGGCCTGGACGCGGCAAAAGGCCGGGTTACGGTGCCGGGGGTGCGTCGGCCCACGCCAAGGATGAAACGGCGGTAAATATGGCCAAAAACAAACGTAAAGGCCGGGGACGGCCCTCATCCATAGACCAGCTGCCGGAAGATCTGCGGGTGGAGATCAACGCGGCCCTGAGGGACCGGCGCTTGACCCAGACCAAGATCCTTGAGGCGATCAACCCCGTGCTCCAGGTCCGGGGGGAGAAGCCAATAAGTAAGAGTGCCCTGGGGCGGTACGCCATGGCCGTGGAGGAGAAAGGGGCCATGATGCGCGAGGCCCGGGAGGCTGCAGACGCTTTGGTGGGCGGTCTAAACGAACAGAAAGGCACGGATATCGGCCGGGGTGTGACGGAGATTGTGAAGACCCTGGCGTTTAATCTGGTGCTCAATGGCGGCGAAGTGGACGTGGACACCCTGAACAAGATCGCTTTGATATCCCAGCGCATTGAGCGGTCCAGCAAAATCACCCTGGATCGGGAGAACCAGGTGAGAAAACAGGCCCAGGAAGAGGCCCTTGCCGCAGTGGAACAGACCCTGGGAGACCATATCCCGGATGCGGAACGACTCAAAGAGATCCGGAGCATGCTGAACCTATGACAGGCAGAGCCAATAACATACCCAAGGCGCCGGGCAAACTGTTTTTGCCGTACCAGGACGCATGGATTGCGGACCAGAGCCGGCTTAAGCTCATGGAGAAATCCCGGCAGATCGGGTTGTCCTGGAGCTCTGCTTTTGCAACGGTGGAGCGCACGGCACCCAGGGAGGCAAAGCACGACCAGTGGGTCTCTTCCAGGGATGATATCCAGGCCAGGCTTTTTCTTGAGGACTGCAAGAAGTTTGCGGGCATGCTCAATGCCGTAGCAAAGGATATGGGCGTGATGGTGGTAGACGATGCCAAAAAGCTGTCGGCCTATGTGATCAGCTTTGCCAACGGCAAGCGCATCCACTCCATGAGTTCCAACGCCGATGCCCAGGCCGGTAAGCGGGGCGGGCGTGTGCTCGACGAATTTGCCCTGCATCCTGACCCAAGAAAGCTTTATTCCATCGCCTATCCGGGCATCACCTGGGGCGGTCAGATGGAGATCATCTCCACCCACCGGGGATCGGCCAACTTTTTCAACGAGCTGGTGGAGGATATCAAGCACCGGGGCAACCCCAAGGGATTTTCCCTGCACACGGTGACCCTGGAGACGGCCCTGGACCAGGGCTTTTTATTCAAGCTCCAGGAGAACCTGCCTCGGGGACATGAGTGCCTGGAGATGGATGAGCAGGATTACTTTGATTTTATCCGGTCCGGGTGTGCGTCCGAAGAGCAGTTCCTCCAGGAGTACATGTGTGTGCCGGCGGACGATGCAGGGGCGTTTATCTCCTATGACATGATTGCCGCCTGTGAGTACCGGCCGGGCGTGGTGTGGGAGATGACCGGGGATGAAAAGGAGTTGTACCTGGGTATGGACGTGGGCCGGACCAGTGATTTGACGGTGATGTGGATTTTGGAACGGGTCTCCGGGACCTTTTTTACCCGGCGGATCATTACCCTTCAGAACCGGACATTTTCGGAGCAGGAGACGGTTTTATATGATCTATTGGCAGTTCCCGCTGTTCGGCGGGCCTGTATTGATTCAACTGGACTGGGTATGCAGCTTGTCGAGCGTGCCCAGGAGAAATTCGGAACTTACCGGGTTGAGGGGGTGCGTTTTTCAGCGCAGATCAAGGAGGAACTGGCGTATCCGGTCCGGGCGCTATTCGAAGACAAGGCTGTCAAGATCCCCAAGGATGACCAGATCCGGGCGGATTTGCGTGGCATTAAAAAAGTGACCACGGCAGCCGGAAATATCCGGTTTGAGGCGGACCGTGGGGCCAATGGCCACAGTGACCGATTCTGGGCGCTGGCCTTGGCAATCCATGCGGCGGACCAGCCGGTGGGAGATATCGAATACGAATCCGTCACGCCACGGCGGTTTAAGAAAGCGGGGTGCTGGTGATGCGCAGGATCTACGATCAGTTCATGAGGCTGCTGAAGCGGCCGGAAAAGAGGCCGGACAGAAATCCCATGCCGGCGGCGCCCCTGACCGACGGGTTTCGGGATTATGTGGCGGACGGGTTAACGCCGGAGCGGCTGGCAGAGCTGCTTAAAGAGGCGGACGCAGGCGAGATCAGCCGCCAGGCCGAGCTGTTTGACCAGATCGAGGAGCGGGACGGCCACATTACCGGGGATATGTCCAAGCGTCGCAACGTGATACTGGACGCAGATTTCGTACTGGAGCCGGCGTCCGATGACAAGCGGGACCATGCAGTGGCCGAGGCGGTCAATGAATACCTGGACGGGATTACCAACTGGCCGGATATCCTGGTCTCCCTCCAGGACGCCGTGGGCAAGGGGTATGCCCCAATTGAGCTGCACTGGGATTATTCCGAGGGCCAGGTGTGGGTGGACAAGTTTGAGTTTATTGAACAGAAGCGGTTCAGGTTTACGGACGGGTCCGGGATTTTAAGCCGTGTGCCGCTGTTGATTACGGATGAAGATCCGCTGGGTATTGATATCCCTCCGTTCAGGGTGATGATGCACAGGTACGGCGGTATGTCAGGACATGTGGTACGTGCAGGGATCTACCGGATATGCGCCTGGTGGTATCTGTTTAAGAATTATTCGGTCAAGGACTGGGTTATATTCTGCGAGGTGTACGGCATGCCCCTGCGCCTTGGCAAGTATGATCCGGGTGCCAGCAAGGAGGACAAGGAGGCGCTTGCCATTGCCGTGCAGGCCCTTGGCACCGATGCGGCGGGGATTATCTCAAAGTCTACAGAGATCTCTTTTGAAAACGCAATGTCCGGACAAGCATCCGGCGACCTTTACAAGGGCCTGGCCGGTTTTGCCAACAAGGAGATGTCAAAGGCGATTCTGGGCGGGACGCTCACTAGTGATGTTGACGGCAGGGGCTCTTATGCGGCTGCAAACACCCATAACGATGTGCGGCATGATCTGATCAATGCCGATGCCAGAGCCCTTGCCGGCACCATCCGTGGCCAGCTGATACGGCCATGGGTGGGGTTCAACTTCGGGTGGGACGTTGCAGTGCCAAAATACCGGGGTTCGTTCAAAAAATTTAATCCGGAGGAACATGCCGAACTGCTGGATAAATTCGCCGACCGGATGGATATCCCCGTCTCCCATGTGCGGGAGAAATTCAACATCCCTGCCCCGGAAAAGGATGAAGAGTGCCTTCGGGCTAAAATTGCCCCTAAAAATGAGATTGAGGCGTCTATGGTACATGTAGCTGCGAAACAGCCAAATGAGCCTGAAAACGAAGAAATGGACTTCACAGGCATGGTTTTGGAACAGATCGGGGAAGCGTCTGACACATCCATTGCCGCGATGCTGGAGCCGGTAAAAGAGATCCTGGCCGGGGCGGAGTCTTTGGAAGAGTTCCGTGATGCCCTGGTCCGGGCCTGGCCGGACATGGACACGGCGGCCCTGGGGTCTGTGATTGAACGGGCCATGCTGGCGTCGGAGCTGGGCGGGCGGTATGAGGCGTCAAATGGTTAAGGCGTCTGTGGAATACGGTGCCATGCCTTTTAATGAGGCGATCCGGTTTTTCAGGGACAAGCTTAATGTGCCCACGGAGCGGTATGACGACCTTGCCAAGGAGATGCACGCCAAGGGGTTTATGGTGGCCGGGGCAATGAAGGCCGAGCTGTTGACAGATCTGCGTGGGGCAGTTGACCGTGTGATTGCCGGAGGCGGCACCCTGGAGAGCTTTAGAACAGATTTTGACAAGATTGTATCGGATCACGGCTGGCGGTACAAGGGCGGCCGGAACTGGCGCACCCGGGTGATTTACCATACAAATCTGCGCAGCGCTTATAACACGGGGCGGTGGGAACAGGTGACTGATCCGGATGTTGTGCGCTTGCGGCCCTATCTGATGTATCGGCACTCCGGCTCGGCCAATCCCAGGCCCAAACATCAAGCCTGGAACGGATTAGTACTGCCATATAACGATCCCTGGTGGGACAGTCACGCGCCCCAGAACGGATGGGGGTGCAACTGCCGGGTGGATTCCGTGTCTGACAGAGATTTGAAACGCATGGGAAAGAAAGGTCCGGATACGGCACCGGAGATTAAGTACCGGGAGTATACGGACCGGGACGGCAACGTCAAGCAGGTTCCCCAGGGAATTGACCCGGGGTTTGATTACAACCCTGGGAAGGCCAGAGACAGATCTTACAAGGTGCTGGCGGATCGGATGGAGACACTGGATTATGACATTGCCCGTCCGTTTGTGTCCGAGTTCTTAAAGGGGCCGGTGTTTGAACGGTTTTTTGATGGCAAGATTGCCGGTGAGTTCCCGGTGGCTGTGTTGTCCGGAGCGGATAGAGCGGCCATGGGCAGCAAGGCCCAGACGGTCTGGATCTCCAAAGCACATATTGATGCCATCAAGTCCGCTGCCCCTGACATTTCCATTGATGATTTTTCACTGATTCAGACACTCATCGAAACCGGGAATGTCATCAGGCATGGGGATGCCTTACAGATCGTCAGCGATGTAGCGGATAAGCGCTATAAAGCCACGATGGTACAGGGCAGCAGGCACTATTCAATCACGCAGCTTGAGGCAAAGGATAAAGGATTTTAAGCATGTTAAAAATTTTACAGATGATTGCTTCCCTGGATACAGATACCGGCAAAGCCCCGGAATGGGTGCTGCTGTTTGCAGCCGGATGGGGACGTCTTGCCGACGGCAAAAAGTTTTTGGTGGACCAGGCGGGTTTCAAACTGATGATGGAAGCCATCCGGAGCCGGGGCAACCAGATCCATTTTGATTACGAGCATGCCAGTGTCCAGCATCGCGGCGAGATTGCCGCCGGTGCACCGGCGGCCGGGTGGATTGAGGAACTGGCCTGGGAAGACGGAAAGGGCATCATGGCCCGTGTTTCCTGGACCGATAAGGCTGCGGCCCATCTGGCGGCCCGGGAGTACAAGTATTTTTCCCCGGTGTTCGGGATCAAAAAAAGTGACAAACGGGTCTGCTATCTGGACAGCGTGGCGCTGACCAATCGGCCCAAGACCGATAATTTAACGCCCATCCTGGCGGCGCTTGAAGCCGGGATGGTGGAGAACGAGGAGACAATTATGGACAGAGAAAAATTGATCGCCGCGCTGGGGCTGGCTGAAGATGCCACGGACGATATGATTGTGGCCGCTATCGCCGCGCTTGGGGTGAAACTGCCGGAGGGCGAGGCTAAAGAGGTCATGCCGGAACGGGTTACCGCCGCACTGGGGCTTAAGCCCGATGACACGGTATCTGTTGTGGAGGCGTCCATCCTGGCCCTGAAGCAGACCGCAAGTACAGGTGCAACTGCAGACCAGCTCAAGGCCCTTGAGGACCGGCTGGCGGAACGGGACGCGGCGGACGCGGTGGCGGCGGCTATGGATGCCGGGAAGGTTACTCCGGCGCAAAAGGATTGGGCCATGGACTATGCCCGCAAGGATCTGGACGGCTTTAAGGTGTATGTGGCCAAGGCGTCTGTGGTGGTGCCCATGGACAAATTGCCAGGGAGATCGTTTACACCGGACGACTCAAAAAACAAAGACGCCGTTATGCAGGTGGCCGGCATGATGGATGTTGACCCTGATGATTTGACGGAAAAAGAATAGTCATTTTGTCATCACTTTAACCTGAAATTTGAGAGGAAACAGACATGACGGCATTAACGGAAGACCGGGATACCCGGAGAAAGGACGGCAGGATCGGTCAGGGGCCGGTTGCAGCCTCGACCAAACTCTATGGCGGGGGCATGGTTTGCCATAATGCGGCCGGTTATGTGGTGCCAGGCTCTGACACGGCAGGGCTTGTGCTTGCCGGGGTATGCGCCGGACAGCAGGACAACTCCGCCGGGGCCAACGGCGATCTGACCGCAGAGTACGAGCGGGACGGCCTGCACCTGATGAACTTCAGCGGCACGGCGACCCAGGCCAATGTAGGGGACAGCGTCTGCATCGTAGATGACCAGACCGTGGCCCTGGCCGCAATGACCACCAACGGCATCCCGGCCGGTAAAATTGCCGAGTTCGTCGTCAGTAACAAGGTATATGTGGATATTGCCCCGGCCGTTCAGTAGCCGGTGCTGATCCCGTATTGATGAAAGACATAACATCTTAGGAGATAGATAACATGCTGCTGAATAAATCAAACATTATAGCGGTGTTTACGGTTCTAAAAACCGTATTTAACAAAGCGTTTGAAGCCGCGCCGTCCATCTGGGAACAGACGTCCATGAAAGTGCCCATGGGAACCGGAGCGATCATGGATTTTTCTTGGATCGCAAGATTCCCAAAAATGCGCAAATGGATCGGAGACAAGGTGTACCGGAAATTGAAGGTGCATCAGTACTCGGTGGTGGTGGATGACTGGGAGGCCACGGTGGTGGTCAAACGAAACGATATCGAAGATGACCAGATCGGTATTTACAAGCCAATGGCACAGGATGCAGGGTTCTCGGCTAAGCAGTTACCGGATGAGATTGACGCGGACCTGAAGAACAACGCCTTCACGGAGAAGGGTTATGACGGACAATACTTCTACGATACAGACCACCCGGTGACGGATAAAGGCGGCGATGTCCAGTCTGTATCCAACAAGGGGACCATGGCGCTATCTGCCGCCACCCTGGCCGGCGCCAAGGCATCCTATGGGGCAGCGAGAACCGCCATCATGTCGTTCACGGATGATGAGGGCCGCCCCCTGGGGCTGATACCGGATACCCTTGAGGTGCCGCCGGCCCTGGAAGCAACGGGCAAAATCCTGTGCGACAACCCGAAACTTGAAGATGACAAGCCAAACCCATATTACGGCACGGCAAAACTGGTGGTGAACCCCAGGTTGACCAGCAGCACACAGTGGATGCTCCATGTCACCACCCGGCCCATAAAGCCGTTCGTCATTGTTGAGCGCAAAAAGCCGGTGTTTGTATCCCAGACGGATATGGCCTCTGAGTCGGTGTTTGACAGGGCGGAGTATAAATTCGGAGCGGAAGCCCGGATGGCCGGCGGATATGCATTGTGGCCGCTTTCCTGGGGATCTACAGGGACTGAGTAATAATGAATTAAAGTGTCCACTATGGTGGACCTTTTAACTTAACACGCCCTGGGTGAAGTGATTCCCCAGGGCGGATAAAAGGAGAGTGACATGGATGTTTTTATCCAATCGCGTCATGACGGGTTCCGGCGGTGCGGAGAAGTGCATACCCGTGAGGGGCGGATATTTCCGGCCGGACATTTTACGGATGAACAGCTTGAGCAGCTTAACGACGATCCTGAGATCACCATGCTGGCAGGCGTCTCGGAAGAAATGCCTGATCTGGAGCTTGAAAATGGCGGCGGAAATACGTTGTCTGATCTTGCCCGGGCGGCCGGCCAGGCGGTGGCCGACGGTAAGACCATCGGCAGCGGTGCGCCGGCTGTCGAAGCCATGGAGGAGATCCTGGGGTACAGCATCACCTCAGAGCAGCGGGATGAAGGCTGGGCAGAATGGCAGGCGGGGAGTAACGCATAATGGCCTATTGCACCCTGGAAGACATACTGGGCAGCATGGATGAGGCGGATGTCATCGGATACACCGATGACGACGACGCCGGCACCGTGGATCAGTCCCGGGTGGATCAGGCCATTGAGATGGCCGGGGTGATGATCGATGCCTATGTGGGCGGGCGGTACCAGGTGCCCCTTGATCCGGTGCCGGATCTGGTCAAGCGGCTGGCTGTGGACCTGGCCGTATTCGAGATCTGTTCCCGGCGCAGTGACCCGCCCGAGAACCGGGAGCAGAAACGGCAGCAGGCGGTTCGGCTGCTGGAGAAGATCGGATCTGGATCGGCTGTGATCCCAGACGCTGTGTCTGCGGCGGCTGACTCCGGGAGCAACCCGGTGCAGATCAGTTCTGCGGACCGGGTGTTCTCCCGGGACCGGTTGCGGGGGTTGTAATGACGGCTTTTGTCCAGGTCAAGATAGACGATCGGGATGTCATGCATCGCCTGTATGAGGTCGCAGCACGTGGGCACAATCTGACGCCTGTGATGAAAGCGTTTGGGGATTACCTGGTCAAGGAAACGGTTGACAGATTCGAAAAAGAACAGGAACCGTCCGGAAAAGCTTGGCGGCCCTTGTCTCCTGAGACGCTGAAGTATAAAAAAAATGACCTCATTTTGACCGAGAAGTCTTTTTTACGAAACAGCATACATCGTCAGGCAGGACCGTTACATGTGCGCGTCGGCTCAAACCGTGCTTATGCCGCTGCGCATCAGTTCGGCATCAAAGAGAAGCTTAATATCAGGTCACACCGCCGGAAGGTTAAGACAAGAAATAAAAGGGGCATTCAGGCCGGTGTTACTTTTGTGAAAGCGCATGACCGAGATGTCAACTTGCCGCCACGGCCGTTCCTTGGATTCCGGGCATACCGTGACAGGAAAGAACTTATCAACACACTTAAGGATTATTTGAAACTTGATCGCTGAAGTCGAAAATAAAATTCTGGACTGGCTGGATACTGCGGGCCTGGGTGTACGGGCCACGGATGTCACAAAGGGTGAGAGCATTAAAAAGCCTGCGGTATTTGTCTATATCGAGGCCGGTCAGCTGACCCGGGCGGCCATGTCAAAGATCAAGGTCAGCCTGGATGTCTATGTGCTGATTGCCTTCCGCAGTGTGCGGGACGAACTTGAGCGGAGGCACGGGCTCTATCCGATTTTGGAGGGTGTGATGCAGGGTCTCATGCTGGCGGATCTGGGTCTGGATATCACCCCGCTGATCCCGGACCGGTTCGCCAACATCACGGATGTCGAGTTCCGGGAGAAAAACACCCTGCTGTACCAGATCAAATTCACCACGTCCTACATCATGGCGCGGGTGGAAGAGGAAGATGTGGCCGACCTGCTCAGGATCGGACTCGAATATTACCTGCAAGATCCGGAAGACGACGGCGTGGCGGATGCCTCGGATCTTGTGACACTTGAGGAGTAAGCGATGAAAGTCAAATCAACGGCCGGAACGCGCTGCCCTATGGAGGGCAGGCCCAGGAAGTATATCACAGACAACAAGGCCGTAGATGTGCCGGAGACGGCATATTACAAGCGCCTGGTGCGGGATGGATCGTTGATCCCGGCCAAGGCCGAATCAAAAACGGCAAAGGAGGCATAAGCCATGGCCAGCCCAAATATATCCTTTGACAAAATCCCCAGCTCCATCCGGAAGCCTGGCAAATATTTCGAATTCAATACCACTCTGGCTGTGCGCACCTTGCCTGCCAACAAGCAGGAGGTGCTGATCGTGGCCGGGCGGACGTCCGGCGGCAGCGTGGCGGAGAACGTTCCGGTGTCGGTATTCTCGGATGTCCAGGCGGCTCAGTACTTCGGGTATGGGTCCCAGGCCCACATCATGGCATCTGCCATGCTGAACGCATATCCCTATGTGTCGCTGACCATGGTGGGGGTGGATGACAGTGCCACGGGCGTTCCGGCTGTGGGCACAGTGGCTGTCGATGCTGCGGCCGGTGCGTCCGGTACCCTGCGCTTGTATGTTGGTAATGCCTATGTTGAGGTGGCGGTGGCCAAGGGGGATGCGGCGGCGGATATTGCCGCTGACCTCAAGGACGCCATTGACAATAAGCCGATCCTGCCGGTGACGGCAGCCGTGCTCACGGACACATTGACCCTGACTGCCAAGAACAACGGCACCTGCGGTAATGATATCGGCCTGGCCTATACGGCAGCTAATGACTGCTGTGCGTTGACCGTTACGGCTATGTCAACCGGATCAGGTGATCCGGATATTACCACGGCGCTGAGCACGGTGTTTGCCGAGCAATACACCAAAATTTGCGTGCCCTGGACCGTCAGTGAGCAGCTGGAAGATTTATCAGATCATTTGGAGAGTGTATCCGGGCCTCTGGAGCAGCGCCCGGGTGTGGGTGTGTTCGGGTATACCGGTGCCTTGGCGGATGCGGTTACCCTGGCGGCCGGGCTCAATGACGGCCGGATGGTGTGCGCATATCTTCGGGGGACAAGATCATTGCCCATGGAGGTGGCGGCGGCCATGGCGGGGGTGATGGCGTCCGAAGAGGACCCTGCCCGGCCCCTGAACACCCTGGAGCTGGACGGCATCCACGCGCCGGATATTGATGACAGGCTCTCGCGCACGGAGCAGGAGAATCTGCTGTACAACGGGGTGACACCGCTGGAGGTGGGGCCTGGAGAGGCGGTACAGATCGTCCGGGCCGTGTCGACGTACACCGTTGACGCCCAGGGCATTGACGATGTGAGCCTGCTGGATGTCACCACGATCATGACCCTGGATTATGTGCGCAAGGCGTGCCGGACCCGGATTGCCTTGCGGTTCCCCCGGAGCAAACTTTCCAGCAAGACCCCGCCCAAGGTTCGGTCTGAGCTGCTGGATGTGTTGTACCAGCTCGAAAGCCTGGAGATCGTGGAGGCTGTTTCGGACAACATCGATTTGTTGGTGGTGGAACGGGATACCCAGGACGCCAACCGGCTCAATGCAAAGATACCCACGGACGTAGTCAACGGCCTGCATGTATTCGCCGGGCGTATTGACCTGCTGCTGTAGGAGGATAACTGGATGTCTACGTATACAAACGGGACAAGCAACGTCGTTTTTATCGAAAATTCCCAGGGGGACCTTGAGGAACTTAAGCCAGGTAAGACAATGGAAACGGTGTATTTTTGCGATCATGAGACCCTGGGCCTCACCATGGACAGTGAGACCCCGTACTATGAGCGGGAGGTGTCTGACGATGTCCTGACCGGGCTAAGTTCATCCCCGCAGGCTGTTACGGTTGATCCGGCAACCCGGCTGGTGTTGATTTTGCAGATCACGGACATGGTGACGGTACACCGCAATCATGATGGATCTGTGCCGGTGCTGAGAGATCACCAGAAGTCGGACGGTATTTTTTTATTTGAAACAGACAGACGGACTAAACGATTCCTGGTGACCGGCTCCGGCAGCTGCCGGGTGCTGCAGCTTCGAAATGATTAACAGGAGGCAGGCATGAGTGAATATGTAAACCGGGTGGAGCTGGATGTGAACGGCACCACCATTGAGGATTTCAAGACTTTCACGGAAAATGAGGTGGAGCTGTACAAACAGGTCAACCTCATGAACAAGACCGGGCATATGAAGGCCACGCCCCGGTATGGGTGCAAGGTGGATTATGTGGTGCCGGTGACGGATGAATTTGACTGGCGGGCCGTGGTGGGCGGCCGGTTGACGGTTGAATACGATAACGGCAAGCGGGTTACGTTTACCGGGGTATATACACTGAAAATCGGCGAAGCCCAGACGGATGGGGAGAACGAAACCATCCGGCCTATTGAGCTTGGGGCCGAAGAAAGGACGGAAGAGTAATGGAAGAAACCGGTACTTTGCCTGTTGGCATTGAATATGAGGGAAAGCTCTGCACAGAATTTACATTGCGGGAGCAGATTGTGGGGGATTCTGTTGCGGTGTTTGAGTCAGATGACGCTGAACGCGCCCTGGACAATGACGCCTTTTACGGGGTGTGTATCATGGCCAGGCGGGTGTCTGTGGACGGTATCCCGGAGGGCGG